CGTCAAGTACGCAAGTCCCAGCGCAGCAGAAGATGTTAAGTATATCATAGCTGTGTTGCAGCCTGTTCTGGCGCTGTGGATTTATAGTATTGCGACAGAGGATGCGGCCCGACTCCGGAGCGGGGGGACGCCAGGAAGAAGTTAGCGATGAACCTATTTCAAAACCCTTCCTTCGAGGAGGGGGCATACGAGTGGGGCGGCCACGACAATATCCGCGTTCCTAACAAGTGGGGGTTCTGGCGTGCTGATGCGTCCACGCCCAACAAGTGGGACGAGCACGGCACTTCATTCTGGCAACCAGAGGCGCACGTTCTCCATAGGTCGGATATTCCTCCCGAAGAGTGGGGTGACTTTTTCGTCCACGGCGATCATATGTGGAAGTGTTTTGGTCGCTGGCGTTCTATCTATGTTCGTCTCTCGCAGCCCGTATCCTTAGAGGTGCGCCCGTACCATTTCTCCATCAACATCTTCCCCGACTTGTTCACGGGCAAGACTGGTGCGGGAGAGAAGATTCTTCCTCTCGATCCGCAGAGCGGGATGATTGGGTTCTTTTGCGGTGTGCGTTATGTCCACTGGCAATCGTTGCAACCGTATCTCCAGAACAACCGTTACGAGTGTGAGTTTTCGGTTGAGGAACCAGGCGTGTACGCATTAGGAATAGATGTCATATTACCTCACCCGCTGGAGGGGAACGGTATATTCGTTGATGCGTTTGAGTTGCGCGATATGACGGAAACTGTACCCAATCCGCACACCAGAACGGTTCATCTTGCGCCGGAGAACACGTCGCAGTACGAGTTAGCGCAAGTGCTAGTGGAAGCTTACCCCAACCTTAGCTCCATTGTGTTTAACCGAGAAGATGCGCTTGTGACGCATCCGGATGTAACAGCTCGGAACGTCCACGTCTGGAACGCTTGGCGCTGGGGCGGGAAAGAGGAGTTGCGCAAATTCGCAGGGTTACATTACCCTCCGCAACCCAACTGGATATGGCACAGTTTCAAGAAGGACGAGACGATTTGGGATAGTGACATAAGGGATGAGTTGGCTACCAACCCTGGTCCTTACACGAGTCCCATACTGAACGAGCAAGGGGGGTGGTGGAAACGAGAGTTGGTACAGATTGACGGGGTGACGATTCACCACACGTTGTCCGATTCCCCCCACGCGACAGCCGCCTATTACGTCCAGAAAGACGGTGGGCGTCCCACACTTCCCTACACGTTCTGGATCACACAAACGGGAGAGATACTATGGTGCGTTGATCTGGAAGAAGGACTCTGGCACGATCATTGCTCAAATTTTAATACCCACTTGTCAGTCGGACTAGCGGGGCGGTTACACGAGTATCGTCCGTCCGAGGCGCAATTGGATGCGGCGACAAAGTTGTGTGCGTGGGCGGTGGACGACATAGGTGACGTGAAGGGGCATATGGATTATTATCCCACCGTCTGTCCTGGGTGGGCGTCTGCTGCCAGCGGATACTGGAAAGAGGATTTTTACATCAAGTTACGTGCGTTACTGGACATCCCCAACCCCCCACTTGACACACCCAATACGTTATTGACCTTGCATATGCAGAGGAGCGAGCACGGCTGGGTGGAGTGGGTGAGAGACGTGCAACCGGAAGTCGTCAAGTTGGTAGGCGAGTTTGAGAGAGCGGCAGAGGTCAAGGCTGTGTCCCCCCACACTCTCGTCTGGATTCGTCAGGTTGATGACGATACGGGGAAGTACATCGGGAAAGATGTGAGCGGTGTGTGGGAACCTGGCCCTCCACCAGACGCAGCCGCCAGAATGTTTCTCGACACGTTCTGGCCGGAAGGGGAAACTCCCACTTGGCTCCCATACGTTGACATCATCTCTGGTTTGAATGAGACGATTGCGACCGGCAACACGGTAGGCACGCAACACGCAGTTGCGTTTGAGGTAGCATTCTCTGATTTGGTTGCATCGTTAGGAACGCACGTCAAGGCGTCCCTTCTCGCAACCGCTGTCGGCAATCCTGGGCACAACGAGGTGGAGCTGCTACTACCAGCAGCGCGTGCGGCAATCCGCAACGGACACTATCTTGATTCGCACCTTTACTTCCCTTGCAACCCCATTCGCGCTGAGAGATGGATGGAAGAGGAGGGGCTGCACCACCATATGCGGAGTCTGTTGTCCTGGGACCCGGTGTTTGCGTCTCACGGGTTGTATCCGATGTATCTGGCGGGAGAGTGTGGGTGTATCGGTGCGGACGTGCGGGAGGATGGAAGACCGCGCGGCTACATCGACTTTACGGCGGGGTTCCGGCATTCTGGGAGTTTGAATGGGGACTGGCCGCGCTATCTAGCTTTGCTATTGCGGCACAAAGAGATGATAGAGGAGTGGAATCGGACACACGGCAACAGGTTCCGGGGGATGGCGATATTTACGACGGTGGGACCTGGAACGACATGGCGCAACTTTGATTTGTATCAAGAGCAACTGGTGGATTTAGCAGCAGCATTGACATGAGTGATAACATAATAGCCCTCGTTCAAGACGTCCGGATTGTGTTGTATTTTATTACAATAGCATGTTCGTTTGGAATGGCGGCAATGTTATTTGGTATACAAGATATTCTCGCCAGGACGCTTGCGGCAGTGATGTTGTCAAATGGACTCAATGCTTTTCTGTTAGCGTTTCTGTTGGTACTGATTATCAATACGGAAGAGGCGGGATCATTGCAGTTCAGGAACATTGTGTTATTTCTCAATGCCTTTCTGATGGCATTAACATCTGCTGGGGCGCTATTTGTCTTCTGGCGCGTGCAGCAGAATCACAAGGAAGATGATGGTTAGTGCAACAGCATTTTGGGTGATATTCATCGTCATCTTTGCGCTCATACTATATCTGCTCTGGAGAGCTTGGAAGGAAGATTGAAAGTGCCAGACTTTGGATTCTTGCAGTGGGGCGCATTGGGGATACTGGGAGTTGTGCTATGGTGGGTGTGGAAGCGGCAAGAGAAGCAGGATGCGGCGATGGAAGCACGATTAGTCAAACGCGATGAATTTATGGAGAAGTTGGTTACGAAGAGCCAAGAGAATAGCGACAATGCTCAACGGAAGTTCGAGAACATCGCTGTCAGAGCGGCTGAGTCAAATGTCGTGTTGGCAAACGCGCTGGAAAAATTGGGTACATCCTTGAAGGGAGTTGAGACTGTTCAAGATGGGCTGACTGAAGGTCAAAAGGGATTGTCAGAAGAACATGCTGGAATCCGTGGCGACATCGCAAATCTCAAATCAATTGAATAGTGAAAACGGAGCATACGATCTCTATGCGTGCCGGTTGATGGTGGTGCGCGTATTATGGGATGCGATGGTGGATTATGTGCGTCGGTTTGATTCACGTCACTACGAAGCCAAGGAATTTCTGTTCTCGTCTGGGGGCTGGTACTTGTTTGAATGTTTACAAGTGTCCCCCGATGCGGCACTAACCGCTATCCACGCGAGGCGACTGGAGTTCAAGAAGAAGGTGTTGATGGCATACGTTGATCCCGTTTACGAGAATGAGTTGAGAGAGTGGTGGATGGATTGGTACGGGACGGGATTCCCGTCAATGGTGTAAAATGCAAAGGCAGTGGGCGCAGTACCAATTCTCTAATGAGGATATTGCAGAAGCTCTCAAACAGACTGAGGGTGACTTGGACGCTGCCACTAAGATTGTGGGGTGTTCCAGAACTACTATGCTGCGGCGTGTTGGGCGTGTGCCGGAACTGGCAGAGCTTTGCACCACTGTTGTCGGTACGCGCTTCAAGTATTCCACCGAGGTGATGATTAACGCATTAAGACAAACGAACGGGAACATAAGCCAAACAGCCAATGTCGTTGGCTGTGCGCGTCTTACAGTCATCACTTACATTGATCGAATACCAGAGATACGCGAAGTCTATATGGAGGAGACGGAGCGGCTGAAGGACTTGGCTGTCACCCGTCTCTATGAGGCAGTAGACCGAGGCGAGCCGTGGGCCGTCAGGTTGGCTATTCTCTATCACGATTCGTTGTTCCGACTTTATGCGGGTGAAGAGGCTACGAAACAAGCGTCGGCTAGGAATGGTGGCGTTGATTTAGAGGCATTATCGGATGAACAGCTTGATCAGCTATATGCAATCTCCCAGCGCATCGAGGGGTATAAAGAAGGAGTTATCGAGGCGCAGGTTGATTGATTTTACTACCTATACCTTCCCAACCTACAAAGTGGACCCATTCCACCGCTTTGTGGCACATCATCTGGACAAGGTAGTAAGGGGCGAGACAGACAAGCTGATGATTTTCGCAAGTCCGCAAAGTGGCAAAAGCGAGCTTGTGTCTGTCAGGTTCCCCGCCTTCTGGTTGGCTCAAAGGTCACAAGAGCCTATCATCATCACCAGTTATGGGTCGAATCTGGCACAATCAAAAAGCCGCCATTCAAGGGCCATTGTGGAGTCAAGTGAGTTTGCCGAATTGTTCCCCGACATCAAGACGAACCCGGAGAGCCGTGCGGTAGATTTGTGGGAGTTGGCACGACCGGCGCGAAGCCAAGTCCGTGCGGCTGGTGTTGGCGCAGGTCTTACAGGCCATCCGGCGGCGCTGGGTATTATAGATGACCCGGTGGAGAGTTGGGCGGTTGCGCAATCCGAGCGTCAGAGAGACGTAGCGTGGGAGTGGTATCAAGGTACGTTCAGAACCCGTGTGTGGGAGAACGGCGCTATAGTTATTATTATGACGAGATGGCACCCAGATGACCTCGCTGGCAAGTTGCTGCAAGAGCAAGGTGATGAGTGGACCATCTTGCGTCTCCCAGCCTTGGCTGAGGAACAAGACGAGCGTGACTTTATCAACAAGAGCCAAGGGCTTCCCACAGGGCAACCTGACCCATTGGGACGCAAGCCTGGTGAACCCCTCACCCCTTCCCGGTTCAGCCGTGAGGCTCTTTTGAAGATCAAAAAAGACGTTGGTTCGATGGTGTGGGCGGCTGAGTACCAGGGCGCTCCCGTTCTCGCTGAAGGGAATTTGTTCAAGCGCGACTGGTTCTACATCGTTGAACGTGTGCCGGAGGACATTAAGCGCCGCGCACGCTATTGGGACTTTGCATCGTTACGGGACGGCAAGTCCAAGACGAGCGGCGTCCTCCTATCTATTGACAGACAAGGCATTATTTACATAGAAGATGTAGCGGTAGGAGGGTGGACGCCTAACGAGCGCAACAACGTCATCAGACTCAAGGCTGCACAGGACCACGAACGGTACGGCAATTACGGAAGGATGTGGTTTGAGCAAGAGCCTGGGTCTGCTGGTAAAGAGGTGGCTGAGAGTATGGTGCGCTTGCTAGAGGGGTATTCTGTGCGTCCTGACCGGCCTACTGGAGAAAAGGACGTGCGCTTAGAGCCGTTCCGGGCGCAGGCGGAAGGGGGGAACATCCGCTTGTTACGTGGCGCGTGGAATGAGGAGTACATAAACGAGCTGTGTGCTGTCCCGAACGGGATGTTCAGGGACCAGGCGGACGCTACTGCTGGTGCCTACAACCGGCTCGCCGGTCGCCACATTACTGTAGCAACATTCGCTGACAAGGGTGCAAAAGTATCCACGTCGGTGTTTTAGAGGACCAAAGCGATGACTGAATTAGTAAAACCACAAGTCAGGGGGACGGTACAGAGTAGCGTAAGGGCTGACACGGCTACTTCTGTAGGCTTGATGTACTGGATGTCGCAAGCCGGAACGATGATTGCTCCCTGGTGGTCAACCACTAGGGACCATCAACTGCGGAACTTCTGGAAGGACTCTGACCATTTCGCTGGTGCGATGTATATGATAAGTGCCAAGCTGACCAGCGTTCCGTGGCGCGTAGAACCCAGGGATATGAGCGTGCGCCGCTACATCAAACAAGCGGACCACTACAACGCACTTCTGTCCGAGGGAATTGCATTCGGGAAGGGCTGGGAGGAGTTCTGGTCACGCTTCTTCGAGGATTATTGGTGCAGCGATAATGGCGCTTTTGCAGAAGTGATTGGGGCTGGCAATCCCAGTGGTCCCATCAAGGGACCAGTCATAGGAGTGGCTAACCTGGATTCCCTCCGCTGCATGAGGACGAGTAATCCTATCTACCCCGTTATCTACCAAGACCTTGACGGCAAGCGGTATAAGTTCCACTACACAAGGGTCATGTACGCTGCACAGATGTCGTCCTCAGCCGCAGAGATGAACGCCGTAGGATTTTGCTGGTTGAGCCGCTGTATCAACGCTGCGCAAGAGCTTGTAGACCAAACGATCTACAAGCAGGAGAAGATTGGCAGCAGACCTCCGCGCCAGATTCTCTTTGCACCGGGGATGGACGCTGAAGAAGTGACGGGTGCGGTGAGGATGGCTAACGAGTCGATGGATAACCAGGGCTTGAGCCGATTCGCCAAGACGGTGGTGATAGGCGCTCTCAACCCCGACTCCCGACTCGACTTGATAGACTTGGCGAGCCTTCCAGACGGATTTAACGAAGAGGTGTCTAACCGGCTGGGGATGTACATCATGGCGTTGACAGGTGGATTCCCTCCGCGCTGGATATGGCCTGCAACGTCAGTAGGTGCGACGAAGGCTGATGCTCTGTACCAGCATATTGCTGGCACGGGGGGCGGAGCTTCTCGTCACCTGAATATGATGCGCAACCTCATCGGTGGCAATTTGAGAGGTAACGTACACGGATTGGGTAAGGTTCTCCCCAAGTCCTTGAGGCTTGTGATAGACTACCAGGACGACGAGCAGGATAGGATGCAGGCGGACATCAAGCGCGTGCGAGCGGAAGCGCGGCGCGTTGACCTTGAGATGGGGATGACGACGGTGCGTGTAGAGCGCGAAAGGATGTTGCAAAATGGTGAGGTAACGGACGCGCAGTTTGCGCAGATGGAACTTGAAGATGGAAGGTTGCCATCGGGTGATGATGTGCTGGTTGTGTTTGCTGACCCAGAGTCCGAGTACGCAGAACTGGTGGATATTGGCATTCCCGACCCGCTGCTCATCAGCCAGAACGATCCAGAAGTGGTGCTGGTAGCTATTGAGAAGAAGCGGGTGGAAGTCTTGAACGCTATTGCCGTAGCGACCATCAAGCGGGACAAGGAACGTGCTGAGTGGGCGCTCAAGTCGCTTGACCACCTGCGCTCGCTGTACGAGGCAGAGCAAGCTCTGATGGAAGTGGAAGAAGAATCTCTCGCGGGGGCGGCGGAAGAAGAGGGTGTTACTGACCCTGCGGGCAGCACGGGAAACAACGGCAGTTCCGACGGTGGTTCTCGGAATAGTAGACAGGTTGGGTTCCAGACGGAACCAGATGAGTTGCCAGAGGAGTAGTAGCGATGGCTGTTAGCGTTGAGATCAAGGTTATTCTTCCAAAACGTCTAAAGTCAGATGAGATTGCGCGACGAGGATTGCTCAACCCGTTGCGTAAGTTCACTACCGTTATCAAAAAGGACTTCCAGGCGACTACAAAAGGCTGGAATCACCAACCTAAGTTTGAAACAAAGATTGGCTTGACGCGATTGGGACCAGATGCAAGCGTCTCCGTCTCCACGACTGATGAGCGATATGGATGGATCAACAACGGCACGCCTGCACGCACAATTACGCCCGTTAGAGCGCCTGCATTGCGGTTTCCCTATCAAGGTCCGGGTGTGAGCTACAAGGCCAAGACAAAGCGGCGCGTTATAGGCTCTGGCTCTCATTGGCAGAAGTTGGGACCAGTTCAGCAATTTGCTGCTGTCAACAATCCTGGCATCGAGCCGCGTGAGTTCGATATAGCGATTGCCGAGAAGGAACAAAAGCCTTTCGAGAATATGATAAAGAGTGAGCTGAGCAAGGCGGCGAACAATGCGTTCTAATACGAGAGAGAGACGGGCGCTGACCCCACAAGAACAGGAACGATTGGCGGAGGAGGAACGTATCCGCCGCAGAACCGCTCTGTATCGGTGCATCATCTCGCATCTGGTTGGCATTGTCACCGCAGTCGCAGAGCTTGACTTGGGTTTTAAGGTAGACCTCAAGAAACGAGGGTAGGAGACGAAAGATGGGACGAATAAGAAGGAGAAGTAGATGAAGGGACATTACAGGACTGGCATACGGCTTTTGAAGTATCTGGGCGGAGAAGTGCTTACGCCGGGAGGTGTTTCCGTCCAGGCGAACTTGCCCTCCGAAGCGACCATTGTTGATATTGGGGTAGAGGGGCAAAATCCTTGTTATTTTGCCATCAACGGGACGTTTGCGTTGGCAACATCGCCGGGGTATGTGCCATCGGAAGAAGTAATGCAGATTGGGCCTATTGGTAATTTTACCCGGCTGGATATTCTGAGTAGCAGCACGGTGCATTTGTCGTATTACCGAGATGGTTAGACAATACAAACCAGATAGACACAGGCTGATATAACCTTTATCATATAGATACGGTCGTCAAGTACGACTCTACTTCCCTTGTCTCGCACAATGGGATACTAGAGTCGTTTTTGCGTGAGGAGGTGGGAATGCCAGGAAAGGCAATTTTAGATACGAATACAACTTTTCCCACTGTGAACGTCAATGTCAACTACGTTCCGGTTGAAAAGGCTGGATTGGGACGGATGGGTGGGGACGCGGAAGGACCGGGTGGCGTCTGCGCTTGTCCGGAATGTGATTACGAGACGGACCACGAGACTGGAAAGTCCTGCGCTGATATGACGTGTCCGGAGTGCGGCGCGAAGTTGGTGAGGAAAGCCGAAGGCGATTCCGACAAGTCCGTATGGACATCCAGCTACGTCTCGAATTTGCCGGACAGTTCGTTCCTATTTATCGAGAGCGGCGGCAAGAAGGACTCGTCGGGCAAGACTGCGCCACGCTCGAAGCGGCACCTTCCGATAAGAGATAAAAATTCTCGTGTGGATTTGCCGCATCTCCGCAACGCCATCAGTCGTCTTGGGCAACCGGCAACGGGTAAAGGGTGGAAGGGGTTCAACCGTAAGGCGCTGTTAGCAAAGGCGCAGGGGATGTTGAAGCGGCAACGTGCCGTTAAGGATGCGTTGGACGCCAGGGATGGAATCCCACCTGCAAGTGATGAGCCAGAGCCACTGACGCTGTGGAAGGAGGCGGACGGCACCACCCGGTTCTTGGCGTTATTCTCCAACAACTTCCGCGACGACGATAACCCACCGGAGATCATATCAGCCGACGCGCATCGGGACTTTGTAAAGGCTACGGATGCTGGCGAGTGGGATTATCCAGAGTTGTGGGTGTGGCACGTTAAGGGGAGCAGGTACGGGAAGACGGACTTGTTGGCTTACGATGAGGCTACGGGGATGACGATAGCGGTGGGAAATATTGACGAAGGTTGTGAACACATCGCCCAGAAGTGTGCTGAGTTGGGGGATGTGATGAGTCACGGGATGCCAGCATCGGAGATCAGGCGGTCCGACGCTGACGATAGCATCATAGTGCGTTATCGCAGTAGCGAGATAAGCACGTTACCGCTGGACGCAGCGGCAAACAAGCGCACGCTTTTTAGTTTAGTTAAGGAGGTACAAGAACAAATGGCAATTCCAGATGAGAAGGTAGAAGGGCTTGCCGAGCGTGGCGTGGACGTTGATGCGTTGAACGCACGTCTCGAATCAGAGAAACAGCAAGCCGAAGAGGAAGGACGGGACAGCAAGGAGATCGTTGTCGAGCCTATCGTTGAGGAAGTGGTTGAGGGGCAGACGGTTGCTGAGACGGAACCTGTTGAGGAAGTGGTTGAGGGGCAGACGGTTGCTGAGACGGAACCTGTTGAGGAAGTCAAGGAAGAGGTTGTTGCTCCTCCAGAGGAAACTGTTCCGAGCACCGAACCTGTATTCGACGCCAAGGCGTTTGCTGCCGAGGTGGGGCAGGTGATGCAGCAGGCGTTGGCTCCGATCAACGAGCGTCTTGGGCATTTGGACGATGAGTTGAAAGCTCTGAAAAGCCAGCAACAGGAACAGTCAGCCGAGCAGAAGGCAACTGAAGAGACGCTGGAAGCTCTCACCCCCGCAGCGAGTTCGTTCGGGTCGATCATCAAGTCGATGGTGATTGGTGACGAGTCGGTCTACGTGGACGGTCGAACCAAGGAAGCACTGGACGGTCCCAAGGAGGCGGCATCGCCAACGACCTCGGTGACGGGCGTTGATTTTATCGACAAGATGATTGCTGGTGGCGAGTGGAAAGACTCGTTCCCGGTGAAACAGTAAATAGGAGGTTGAGTGAGAATGGATGACAAATTGGTACAAGCTCTGATTGATGCGGTGGGTCAGCAAACCGCCGCACTCAAGCAGATGAACGAGAGTAACGGCACCGAAAAGGCTGCGGCTGGGGTCATGACTGCTGCGGCCTTGCACGGGCCTGGTGGCGTTTTCCAGGGACCGGGGTTGTCACGCGATGTCATTACGGCACACGTGCGCCCAG